GGTGCATACACCGTACACACCTTCACTTCAAACGGGACTTTTTCTGTCACCGCAGGCTCTAAAGAATGTTTGATCACCGTCGTGGCTGGCGGTGGCGGCACGGGCTGGCCTAGCAACTTTTTCTATGCCTCCGGCGGTGGTGGCGGGGGTGGATCTGTAATAGACCACGTCAAGACGCTGGATATAACAAACGCCTCTTCTATTTCTGTAACCGTTGGCGCTGCTGGAGCAGGGGCGGCGAGTTCGGGTAACGCTGGATCTAGCGGAGGGAACTCCTCTTTCGGGGCATTGATCACGACCACTGGCGGTAGCGGCTCTAATGCAACTAATGTGGCAGGAAGTGGCGGCACTTATGGCGGAACAGAGAGTATAACCACCGGATACAATGGCGGTAACGGCGGTAACGGCGGTAGCGACCCCGGTAGTGGTGCAACGGCAGGAAATTCAGGTGCCAGTGTGAACGGGTTTTCTGGTGGTGCCGGAGGTAGCACAACCACCGTCGGTGGCGGGGGCGCAACCGTATACCCCGGCGGTGGGGGCGGAGGAGCTTCTGGTGCCGGAATCGGGGGCGGCGGGTTTATAGGTTGTTCTAGTAGTTATGCTAATGCGTGTTATGACCCCGGCATAGGTGGCGGTGGCGGAGGTATTGCAGGACAAAACTCCAATAGTGACGGGAAAGACGGTGGCAACGGTGTCGTCATTGTTAAATATTTAACGTAGGTTACTGAGATGAATTACGTAAAAGCAAGTGGAAGCGTGGTGGAGCAATACCCCTACGGACAAGAAAACCTTAGGGTAGATAATCCAAACACCGCTTTTCCGAGACAGATGTCTGACGAAAAACTGGCCGAATACAGCATCTACCCTGTGTTTTTTACAACTCCGCCCTTTCACGACGAAGAAACGCAGAAGTTGGTTAAGCAGACTGAACCCACCTTGGTTGACGGTCGTTGGGAACTTGGTTGGGATGTGGTCGATAAGACGCAACAAGAGATCGATGACGATACCGTTGTTCAGGCCAGCTATGTTCGACAAGAACGTAATGCTAAGTTGACGGAGTGCGATTGGACTCAGCTCGCTGACAACCGACTGACTGCCGAACAAAAAGCAGCGTGGACCGTGTACCGTGATGCGTTAAGGGATCTTCCTGACCAAGCTGGATTCCCGTGGGACGTGGTCTGGCCAACCCAGCCTTAAGAGGTGAGCAATGCCCCTAACCAAATTAATATACAAGCCGGGTATAAACAAGGAGAGTACTTCCTACTCGACTGAAGGGGGCTGGTACGACGGGGATAAAGTCCGTTTTCGTATGGGTTTTCCTGAAAAAATTGGGGGTTGGGTAAAGCGATCGAGTTTTACGTATCAAGGTTCGGCCGTAGACATCAAGCCGTTTATTGCGTTGGACGGAACCTACTACAACGGGGTAGGCACAAATCTCAAGTACTATATTGACGAAGGCGGTGTGTATAACGACATCACGCCTATTCGTGTCACGACGGCCGCGGGCGATGTTACCTTTGCCGCGACGGATGGCAGTTCTACTCTTGTTGTATCGAACACGGCCCACGGGGCATTGGAGCAGGACTTTGTTACGTTTAGTGATGCAGTATCGCTAGGCGGTAACATAACAGCGGATGTTCTTAACCAAGAGTATCAAATCGTATCAATTATTGACGAAGACAGTTACGAAGTTGTTGCAAAAGATACGGATGGTAACACTGTTACGGCAAACTCCAGTGACACAGGTAACGGTGGTTCAAACACGGTTGGGGCATATCAGATCAACACAGGCCTTGCTACTTCGGTAGTTGGAACTGGTTGGGGTGCAGGCGCATGGAGCCGTGGAGCGTGGGGTTCGGCGGCTTCTTTGTTGGTTCAGGGCCGTATACTTCGTCTTTGGAGTGCTGACACTTTTGGGGAAGATTTAATTATCAACCCCCGCAACGGAGGCATCTACTATTGGGACAAGACCACGTCCTCTGACCCCTTCGGCAGAGCCGTTGCAATCTCTGATCTTCCGGGCGCAGATGCGACAACGCCTACGATAGCTAAGCAGGTTTTGGTTAGCGATAATAGCCGTCACGTCATTGCATTTGGGTGCGATCCGTTAGATGATATAGGCACGCAGGATCCATTGTTGATCCGGTTTAGTGAACAGGAAGATGTTACCACTTGGTTGCCGACTGCCTTGAATACGGCGGGCGATCTGCGAATAGGCTCCGGCAGCGAAATCATTTGCGCCGTAGAGACACGACAGCAGATCCTTGTTTTCACAGAAATTTCTGTTCACGTAATGCAGTATTTAGGTCCTCCCTTTACCTTTGGTATCGAGCAGATATCAGGGACAATTAACATCATCGGTCCGAATGCGGCGATCGCCGTAGATGATCGAGTTTTTTGGATGGGTCTTGAGGACTTCTACCTCTATAACGGCCAGATCACAAAGATTCCGTGCTCGGTCCGTTCGTACGTTTTTGATGACTTCAACGACTATCAAGCTGAAAAAGTATTTGCCGCGCTGAATTCTTCTTTTGGAGAAGTTACGTGGTTCTACCCTTCCGCAAGCTCTGACAACATCGACCGATACGTCACGTTCAACTACATGGACAATGTCTGGACCGTGGGAACGATGTCTCGAACTGCTTGGGTAGACAGAGGCGTCAACAAGAATCCTTTAGCAGCAGCTCCTGATGGCTATCTGTATGAACACGAGGTTGGTCAAGATGATGGTTCTACGACTCCTGCGACGCCTATTGAAGCGTATATCGAATCAAGTCAAATTGACATTGGCGATGGCGATAACTTTGCCTTTATTCGTCGTCTGATTCCGGATATTACGTTCGTCAATTCCGATTCTTCCGAGCCGTCTTTGAACTTTATTGTCAAAACACGGAACTTTCCGGGCGGTAATTACCTTCATTCTGATAGCAGTGCTATCACTCGGACCGCTACCGTTCCTGTAGAACAATTCACGGAACAGGCACATATCCGATTGCGTGGCAGAAGCTTTGCTATTCGACTTGAGTCAGACCAGTTGGGCGTGATGTGGCGCTTAGGCCACCCGCGGCTTGAAATCAGGCAGGACGGGAGAAGATAATGTCTTCTAGAAGGCTGGTCAGACCGCAATTTCCTGTACCTCCGGCAACGTACAACTCTTCGTACATGGCGGAGGTTGTACGAGCGTTTTCGTTGTTCCTGAACCAGTTCAATAACCCCGGAGATGTTCGGGCTACGGAAATTACATTAACGGCGCTACAAGAAAACGATGTTGGCTTGGAGCCCGGGGCCGTATTTCAGCAAGACGGTTTTCTTAAAATAACGCTAGCGTACAAACCACATCCTGCTGGATCGGTAGGTACCGGTGGCGTAGGAACGGTGGAGGTTACTACCCCATGACAGAAACTATTATTACTATGCCTGACGGAAGCAAATGGCGTCCTGCTCAGAGCTCTGATACAATAAAATGCGTTAATTGTGATAACTTGGTTGATACACCTGCGGAAGTAGCTTCCTACCCATCAGGAACGTGTCCTAATTGTAATAGTCTGTGGACCGGTGTAGAACAAAGACACACCTCGATTGTAGTCACCGCCCCAGAATCTATACAAGGAGCTACCTAATGGCGGCGGCAGAGCAAACTTACCAGACACCTGAACCCTTTGAGGTCCCTGAAGGGGGCCTTGCGTCGTTTTTGACGGCGACAGTCGGGGACTGGGCAGACACAGAAGATGATATCCCACAATCTGGCATAGCTCAGGTTAAAAACATCGCAGACAAATTGGCCGAATACGGCCGCTACGAAGACGAGTACATAGTCCACGCCGCAGAGGGCGAGACCGTTATTCCTGCGGCGGTGTTAGACGCTAACCCCCGACTTAAAGCAAAGCTTTTCGAGCAAATGCTCGAAATGGGTATTGAGCCTGAGCGGTACATCGTGGGTAACGAGCTTAACTCCATCAACCCTGTTACGGGTCAGCCTGAGTTCTTTCTTAAGAAGCTTTTTAAAGGCGTCAAGAAGCTAGTAAAAGGCGTCGTAAAAGTATTTAAGAAAGTAGCTCCGATCGTACTTTCCGCAGTGGGTATGGCGTTTCTCGGTCCAATCGGCGCGGGCCTCGGGTCCGGTATCGGTACTTTGATTCAAGGTGGGAATTTAAAAGACGCGTTAAAGAACGGATTAATAGCTGGCGTAACTGCCGGTATTGGTCAAGGCTTAAGTGACGGATTCCAAGCGGCTAAGGCCGGGGCAGAGACAGGCCTTGGTAATGTCGGGGAATTTGCTTCAGGGTTTAGCCAGTCTGTTGGCGAAGGCTTAAAAGGCGGATACATCGATCAATTCTCCGCGGGCATGTCTAACCTAAGCTCTTCCGCAAAAAGTTTAATGGATAAGTTTGGTGGTGATAGCGGAGTAACCGACGCGTCGGCCAGTGTAGATGAAGCACTTTCTGCTGCCAGACTGCAACCCGGCGATATTCCCGGCGCGCCATTGACCCCAGATCAAGCACGATTTGCTGCTGTGGACAATCCTTTAGCGCAGGGCGTCGATCGAGCATTGGCTTCTTCTCAGCCACAAGCTATTGATGTGTTGCAGCCCGGCGGGGTAGAACAAGCCTTAGGCCTGCCCTCACAGCAGCCTTCTTTTGCACAGCAAGTAGCTCAGCAAAGTGGCGCAACCTCTGGTACCTACGCTCCGTTCGGAGCTGCGGATGAAGCCGTTTTACAATCAATGCAGCCCGGCGCGGCCGTTGGATCACAACAAGCTGCCGCAGGGGCCGTCGAGCCACCAAGCTATTTTGAGAGACTGAAATCAGATCCTCTTGGGACTCTAACAGGGTCTAGCGCTCAGCCTACAAACGA